AGCAGAACAAAATTTCCTTTTTGTTGCCAATGGATGGCTAAATTTATTTAAGCACTTTAAGCAAATTGTTTCTGTAGTTTTCATTATTATCTATATTTCTCATCTATTAAAACTTGTGGCAAAACACAACTCATAACATAGCGAGTAATGGTCATCCCTCTATTGATGGCAGCTACTTTTATTCTGTCATAGTGCTGTGAATCAACATCGATATGCAATCTTTTCTTACCAGTACTAGAGGTTTTTAGTTCTTTATACTTTTTTAAATCTTCCATAATGCTCCTATCTATTTACAATATAACACACAATTACACATTTGTCCATGTTTGTTTGCCATACTTTTCCATGTTTTACTTGATTTTATATATAACTTTTTAACTCTGTAAGGAGAATAATCATGTCGATTGGATCTGTTCCTAATCAAAGAGCGCTTGGAATAAACCAACCAAGTGTAAAATTGGCGCCTTTGAGTATTATTTCACAACGAGCACCAGATACTACAGATGTTGGTTATCCGCTTGGTACCGCGTGGTTAGACCAACCTGATTTAGCTGTTTATGTTCTTGTAAGTGTTGTTAACGGTTTGGCAAATTGGATTACAAGTCCGGCATCAGGTGCAACAACGTTAGCATCTCTCTTAGTTACGCCTGGGAATGCAGATATTGCACTCGGTAACTTATCGGTCTCCACAGGAACATTCTCGGTAGCAGGTGCTTCAACGCTCACTGGCGCAGTCACGCTTAGTTCAACCCTTCAAGTGGCAGGAACTGCAACCTTCAATGGTGCAGTTGCTCTGAATGGCGCAGTAACATTCGCTAACGCTTCTGCATTCCATATTACAACAACGGACAACGTTGCTGATGCAATTTTATTGGAAACTAATGGTGGGGCACTGGAAACCATTGAGATCCTTAACCAGCAAGGAACTAATGCCTCTGCTATCAATATTGAAGCTATCTCTGGTGGTATTAATATTGAAGCGGTTAAAGATATCGATATCGTTGGTTCTGGTTCATCAGTTGACATAACCGCTTCTGAAGCTGTCGGTGATGCAATTGTTATCTATGCTACAGATGCAGCCGGCGGTGTGATCATTAAAGCTGGTTCTGGTGCAGTCAATATTAACCCAAGCATCAATGCTCCGGTTAACATTAATACTGGTACTTCTACTGGGGCTGTCACTATTGGTAACGCAGCAGCTGGTATCGTTTCAGTACGATCTAATGGCGCTACAGGATCTGACATCGTTCTTAACGCTTCCAATGCTGCTGGTGGTGTTGTAGTAAGTTCAGGATCTGGTGCTGTCAACCTTAACGCTTCTGTTAATCAGGTAACCAATATCAATACAGGTACATCTACAGGTGCAGTAAACATAGGTAATAACGCTGCTGGTGCCATTACCTTAACTTCAAATACTGCAAGTGCTGTAGCTATCGACCTTGTTGCTAATAATGCAGCTGGTGGTATAACTGCCGCTGTTGGAACTGGTGGTCTTCATCTTGGTAACCAAGCTACTGCTACAACGCTTGATCTTGGGAACGTTGTACCAACAGCAGCTCGAACAACCAACATTGCTGTCGGTACGGTTGCAACAGCTATTGCTGATACCGTTAACATAGGTACAGCTGGTGTATCAACCAACGCTGGTGCTTCTAAGGTTGTTAATATTGGTTCAGGTAGCGTAACGCTAGGTACTAATACCGTTAACCTCGGAACTGGTAATAGAGTTTCAGGGACAGCCGCTGTCAATATATCTACAGGTACTGGAACAAAAGCAGTTAACGTAGGTAACGCTGACGGTCTTACTACAACGGCTATCCTTGGTCCGGTAAACATTAACGCAAGCCAGAACAGTGTGACTAATATCAACACAGGAACATCTACAAGTGCTGTCAATATTGGTGGTGCTGCTGCGGGTGTCATCACGGTACAATCCAATGCTGCTAGCGCAAGCGCTATCGTTCTTGATGCGTCCAATGCTGCCGGTGGCGTCACTCTTGATGCTGGTACTGGTGGTATTAGTCTTGCAGCTGGTGGTGATGTAATTATCGGTTATGCAACTGCAAGTACTGGTACTGCTGCTGCAACCATCAACCATTATTGTGGACGTGTTACATTTACAGGATTCACTACTGCTTCAAGTGGTGTACAAGCGTTTACTATTACTAACTCTTTAGTAACAACAGGCTCGGGTATATTTGTAAGCATTTGTGATGCAAGTACTAACGCAACATTATGTTCTATCCAAGGTGTTACCGTATTGGCAGGTTCATTCGTTGTTAACATGAAGAACTTTGGCGCAGCGGCTGTTAATGGAAACTTGATACTTACATTCCAAGTTAGTGCGTAATTAAAAGGAGTTAAAACGATGGCTAATACGGCTAAATCAGTACGAATATTACCTGATCCATTACGGTCGGCGGCATTTGGTGTTATCACGAACGGATATGTAGCAATTGGCACCCCATTGGCTCATCCTGCTCGTATTGTAAAGTTTAAGAATTTTACTGACGCAGTGATATTTATCTCATGGGATGGTGTTGATGATCATGTAGCACTAGCTGCTAATAGTGGCGATGTTGAGGATGAGACTGCCAATAAATCGAGCGTTGAAGGAATGTATATTGCTGAGGGAACTCAGTTTTATATCAAGTATGCATCAGGTGCTCCAACAATGGGTAGTGTATACATAGAAGTTCGCTATGGATATATAGGAAGTTAATATGTCACAAATACAAATCTATAACGTTTCAGCGGGAGGGGGAGGACCAATCCTTACCCTTAGCGGAAACTCGGGCGGTGCTGTACCACCAACTGCCGGCAATATAAATATTGTTGGCGGTGCTGGTGTTACGGTTACCGGAAACCCTGGTACGAGTACTCTTACTATCAACGTCTCCGGTGAGTTTAAATGGATTGTCACGACGGTCGGTCTAACGGCAGTCTCTAACATGGGTTACATAACCAACAGCGGGGCTCTGGTAGCTATCATACTTCCTGCGCTTTCAGCAGTAGGTGATGTTATTCGTATCGCTGGACTTGGTGCTGGTGGCTGGACGTTACAGCAGCAGGCAGGCCAAGTTGTTCACTGTATGAGCAGAGATACAACCGTTGGTGCTGGTGGTTCGCTATCATCAATGACAGCTCACGATACGTTAGAGATCGTTTGTGCTGTTGCAAACACCGAGTGGATCGATATTTCTCAAAATGGAAACTTGGCGGTCGTATAAAGGAATAACATGAGTTCAATAAATAGTTGGAACACAAGCGTGCCTGCTCAGGTCTCCTTTGGCGGCACGGGAAATGCATCATGGGGGACGAACGGCGTAGTTATCACTAACAACGTCAGCCCTTTAGGAGAAACAGCTCCAGGGCTTGCGGGGCAGGTCCTCATCGGGGCGACAGGGGCCGCTCCAGCCTTTAATACAATAACATCAACAGGCGGGACTATAACGTTCACTCCGGGCGTAAATACTCTCAATATGGAAGCTGCTGGCGGTGCCTTTGGTATTGCGTGGGTTGAAGTAACGGGTGCATCCCAAGCAATGGCGATCAATACTGGTTATATTGCTAACCATGCATCATTGCTTACCTTTACATTGCCTACGGTAGCAGCTGTAGGTTCAATCGTGCGCGTCGTTGGAAAAGGTGCAGGTGGCTGGTCTATAACTTACACAACCAACCAAATCATCCACTTCGGTGCCGTCAATACAACGATCACGACCGGATCATTATCATCAAGCCAACAGTATGATGCGGTAGAGCTGGTGTGTACTGTTGCAAATCTGGCGTGGACAGTAGCGTCTGGGCCTCAAGGGAATTTAACTTATGTTTAAAAGCCGAAGGTGATGTAATGTATAGTGATTAAGAAAGGATCACTATGCAAGAAAAAAAGACATGTACAATTTGTAAGTTGGAAAAACGAATTGAAGAATTTGGTATATGCGGAATTAAGGAACAGCCAAAGGTATATTATCGTAGAATGTGTAGAAAATGTTCTAACGAGAGGAAACGAGCAGGTAAAGAAAATGCTTGGAAATACCAAAGCGATGAAACTTGGCCTACTGCATGGAAAAAGGGCAATATTCCATGGAATACAGGAACTGCTAAGCCTAAACCTGTCAAAGATAAAAAAATCAAAATACGGGTTTATATGCATGTCGGTAGGTGGAGTAGTCCAGCAAGAAAATGGCGCCGCGATATTATCAAACGAGATGGAATGTGTATGCAGTGTAATAGTTTAGAAATGTTACAAGCACATCATATTGTTTCCTGGAAAGATAATGAATTTCTTAGATTTGAATTATCCAATGGAATAGCTTTGTGCAAGTCTTGTCATATAAAACTTCATCAACCTCAAAGAATTGGGCAGCCTGGTACTATGACAGGAAAAAAACATTCACAAGAATCTAGGAAAAGAATGAGTGAATCGGCAAAGGGAAGAATTCCCTGGAATAAAGGTCTTAAGACTGGCCCTAAGAAAAATAAATTAAATTGAAAAAACTGGAGGATAATTTATGTCAGGATTTAATAATGCATGGAATGTTCCTTTAGTTCCTAAGGTTACGGCCTATACGACGCCAGGATCATTCACATGGACCAAAGCACTGGGCAGTCAGTATATGACGGTCGTGGTTGTTAATGGTGGTGGTGGTGGTGGTTCTGGAAGACGGGGTACATCAACAGCAGCTGGAGGTGGCGGTGGAGGAGCTTGTGGATCATGTCTCTATTGGCAAGGAAATTCAAACTTCTTTGGTGCTACAGAAACAGTAGTTGTAGGTTCTGGTGGAGTTGGAGGCATTGCTCAAACGGTTAACAGTAGTGATGGTAACGTTGGTGGTCAGGGTGGCGTTAGCAGTATGGGAAATATACTGGTAACTCCACAAGCATCTATGGGTGGAGCTGGTGGTAATACTACCGTTAGTACACCTGGAACATCAGGGCTCTATATATTTTTTTCACCGTTTGGCGTTGAAAGTTCTAGTGGTCCCACACAAGGTCAAACTCAATTAGCTAATAGCGGTTATGGAAGTAATAGTATAGGAACTGATTCAGGAAATTTTTATATTAGTTATTTTTCTCCCTTAGGTGGTGGTGGTGGGTCTGGTGCTGATTCTGGAACTGCTCAACAAGCAGGTAATGGTGGATCCCATCAAGACCCATCAGGACATACAATTGTCGTAGCTGGTGGAGCTGGTGGTATTGAAACTGGCACTATCAATGGTGGTGATGGAAGTCCTCTTAGTTATGCTTCTGGTGGCTATGTAATAAGTGGTACAGGAGCAGGCGGCGGCGGCGGTCAGAAATCTGGCGGATCTGCGGGCCACGGCGGTGCTGGTAAATCCGGGTCAGGCGGCGGTGGTGGCGGCGGTTCATTGAATGGTACCAATTCTGGCGCTGGTGGTAATGGTGGTGATGGATACGTTTTAGTAATTGAATACTTCTAAGGGATAATGATGAGTACTAATAGCAGTATAAACACGAGTAATCCAATAGGCGTTGCATCAGGCGGGACTGGACTTGCAACTTTAACAGCCCATGCAATACAGGTAGGTAACGGTACAGGAACAATAACTCAGGTTTCCGGCGGGACCAATGGACAGCTCCTCATCGGGGCAACATCGGGCGACCCCGCTATGGCTACACTTACAGCAGGTACTGGGATATCAACGTCTACGGGTACAAATTCACTCACAATCAACGCAACGGGCGGTGGTATGACATGGACGGAGGTAACAGGAACATCGCAAGCAGCGGCTGTAAATAACGGTTATATAACGAATAATGCGGGACTTGTTACGGTAACGTTGCCAACAACGGCTGCTTTAGGATCAGTAGTTAAGGTTATGGGTAAAAGTGCTTCCGGCTGGAAATTGGCCGTGGGGACTGGGGTTACGATCTACTTTGGTAGTTCGACAACAACGGTAACTACAGGATATTTGGCATCAACCTTGCAGCGTGATGTGGTTAGTGTGGTATGCATAACGGCTAATACCGAATGGGAAGTCGACTATGCAATTGGTAATCTCACAGTTGTGTAGGGATAAATATGGCTACGAATAACGTAATCGACACAAGCAATCCGATAGCGGTTGCATCAGGGGGCACTGGGTTGGCGACGCTCACGGCCCACGCTTTGCAAGTAGGAGCTGGAACATCTGCAATAACTCAGATTGGTGTAGGAGCAACGGGGCAGGTTCTTGTCGGGAATACGTCGGCAGACCCCTCGTGGAGTGCGACACCTACGGTTACAAGTATAACTTTTGGAGCTGGATCTGCATTGTCCAACTATGTTACAACAACGTCATGGACACCAGTGCTTAACTTTGGTGGTGCGACTACAGGAATAACATATACAACACAATCGGCTTCATATGTACGCATAGGATCAATGGCATTCGTTCAAATTAATATAGTGTTATCAAGTAAGGGTTCTGCAACAGGCGTCAATACGATAACAGGGTTTCCATTAACGACAGCACTACCTGGAGATCTACCTGTGATTCCTCAGCAATTGACCTACACTGGTCAATCTATCGTTTACATTGCTAATGGTAGTAGTACTTTCATTGTGTACAGTACAGCAACAGGAAGTAACATTACACAGTTGGCTGATACGGCGTTTTCAAATACCACATCATTATTGATTACCGGTCAGGTACAGTTATAGAAAGGTAGAGCATGGCAACAAACAATAGTGCAAACTTTTCTAATCCCATAACCGTTGCGCAAGGTGGCACATCGGCATCCACGCTAACTAATCATAGTTTGCTTGTAGGTAATAGTACTTCGGCACCAAACTTTGTATCAGTGGGCGCATCAAGCACCATTCTTAAAGGAACAACGTCGTCAGATCCCTCGTTTACTGCGACGCCAGCTGTTACCAGTATAAGTTTTGATGGAACGCATAATCTTGATACGTATGTTACAACTACGTCATGGACCCCTATTTTATCTTTCGGTGGCGCATCGGTTGGGATAACATATTCAGCCCATTCTGCTACTTATACACATATAGGAAGTCTTGTATTTATACAAATTAATATGTTTCTATCAAGCAAAGGATCTTCGACGGGTACTATGAGTATTTCAGGATTTCCATTTACTTCTGTGTATGACGTATCGCTTACTCCTTATCGAGGAGGAGTATTTACGTATGCCTCGGGACAGATTATAGGGAAGATTGCTGCTGGAGGATCTGCTATAGTTTTACAGAATATTGTAAGCGGGGGAGCGGCGACAACTCTTGCCGACACAAATTTTGCAAATAACTCATTCTTCAATATTGAAGGTTTTTGTTTTGTTTAAAGGAGAATTATGGTTAATAGAACGATAGCGAACAGTCTCAATCTTGGAGGAACACCGATAAGTAGTACGGGGGTAGTTCCTATCAAGAAACCAGCGCTTATGTTGGTTGATAGGCCGCCTACGGTCAACGATGATAGCAAGCAGTATATTATTGGTACGATCTGGATTGTACTTAACAGATCTTTAGCTGATCCTTATCAGATGTGGTACTTGGCAGACAATGCTTTAGGGCAGCCTGGTAATTATTCTAATGCTACGTGGTTAAGGGTTGCTGCCGGAGGAACTGGTTATGTAAGCAAAATATTTACAACCAATGATGGCAATACAGCTACGCCTGTGGCCAATCAGTTCATATTCACGGGTAATGCGCCTATATCAGTCACGACAACCTTACCCAATACGATAAATTTCACATTAACTGGTGGTGGCACATTCGCTGATAGCTTTCCTACAGATTCTGGCACAGCAACACCTTCAGCTGGAGTATTGAATGTATTTGGTTCTGTTGGTGGCGCAGGTCACACGGGCGATAATATCAATACGTCTGCATCTGGTGATACCGTTGTTGTGCATCTCAATAAAGCATTACACATGCCCTCTACAACGGCTGATGGATTGCAAGGTATCTGGTATACCGCTGCTACCGGATCGCCCTTAGCAGGTGGAAATATCTTCATGTCCAATCTTGGAACAGGCAACACATTCCTTGGTGAGTTGGCGGGCAACCTTACGCTAACCGTAGGATCTGCTAAATACAACAGTGGTTTTGGATCGGGGAATTTAGGGTCACTTACCACCGGGACCCAGAATACAACCGGCGGATTTGGAGCCGGCACATCTATAACAACTGCTAGTGATTCAGTACTTATCGGCTATGCATCGGGCGCTGGTATAACCACTAAGAATAAATCAGTTGCTGTAGGTTCGGAATCTATGGCAGTCTTCGTGTCAGATACTGGTGGTCCATGGGTGACATCGCCTGTTGCTGTAGGATATTCTGCGCTTGCTTCAGCTACGACGCAGTCGCAAGATTCTGCTGACGTTGCAGTGGGATTCAATGCTCTTAAAGCTGCAACTGATGTCGGTGGTGCCAATACAGCGGTAGGTAGTATTGCCCTAGCAAAATTGAATGATGTTGTGGGCAACGCGTATGGCAACACGGCGCTCGGCAGTGGGGCCATGAATGACTTCCTGACCGGAAATGAAAATACGGCCGTAGGATCGAAATGCATGCAGCGTACAAGTGCTGGTAGCAGTGGATCTAATAACACCGCTGTTGGTGAAGAGGCCATGGGTAGCCTTTCTGCAACTGCAATAACTGGGTCTAGAAACACAGTCATGGGCAATGCTTCGGGCTATGTAATAAGTTCAGGAAACGACCTTGTTCTTATTGGATATCAGGCCGGTGGATCTTTAACTACAAATTCCAATGCAGTAGCTATTGGATCACAGGCATTATTAACAGCTGCTGGGGACAGCGGAGGAACTGAAGTAGCAGTTGGGTATCAATCTCAAAAAGCAACAACTCATGCTATTGGTGGAAATACATCGGTTGGTTATAAAACTCTTATAGCCATGCTAACATCAGCAGATGGAACAACTTCAGGCTCGGCAAATACTGCTATGGGATCTTCTTCCGGGTTAACTCTTACCACCGGAAATTCAAATAGTTTCTATGGCCAAGCAGCCGGAGAGGCGGTTACTACGGGAAGTTTTAACACGGCCCTAGGTAAAGCAGCTCTTGGAAATAATGGTGCCGCGGTAACTGGTAGTAATAATATTGCAATAGGATATGACGCTGCATTAGCATTTGCTGGATCTGAATCTAGTAACATTATCATACAATCAACTAATGCTATTTCAGCGGGTATAAGCAATACATTGTACATAGGATCTGGTACTGGAAGTAGTGCAGGCCAAATAAATAAGTCATTCATATCGGGCATTAGAGGTATAACAACAACCAATGCTGATGCTGTGGCTGTGTTGGTGGATTCTGCTGGTCAGCTGGGGACTGTCTCATCATCTGAGCGGTATAAAGAGCAGATTGTTGATATGCCTGATGTCAGTGAATATATTGCCAAGCTGAGGCCTGTATCATTCAAGTATAAGCAGCATCCTGAAGGTTCTAAAAGCTTTGGGTTGATTGCTGAAGAGGTTGAATCGGTGATACCTGCGCTTGTGGTGTATGACAAGGAAGGTCAGCCTGACACGATAAAGTATTCTGAACTTATGTTCTTCATGTTGAAAGAGATTCAGGCATTGCGTAAAGAGGTTGATGCGTTAAAAAGACCCCTATAACAAAAAGCCCTTCCCTGACAAATGCTCTTAAGCAGGGAAGGGCGTTCTCTTGGATGTACTGACAAACACCAAAAGGAGAAAAAGTTATTAGTAGTATAACTACTTCTTAAGATTCTTAATAATGTTATGGTACTGGCGTTCGGTCAGATCGGTGAGGTTATTTACCTTGTTGAACTTACATATATTAGCCTCAAGCCCAGGACGTTTAGCGCACAGGTCTACCAGTTCATCAAGCTGTTCCTGATTGATATACTCCTCGCCACCACCGTCGTCATCAAGATCATCATGCAGTTGCAGCATGAACAATCCTCTTAAGATATAGCGGGTTCTATAGGTGCAGCTACCACCGAACTGTTGATCTTCTGACTTGTTGCTATTCACAGCGGCCAATTTCGTAGTAAATTCAAGCTCTGCGCCACTGATATGCTGGAGTCTGGTATAAAGACATTCGACACCCTGCTCGTTGACTGTAGGGGTTATTATGAGTGATAATCCATGCTTGTTGATTATGGGCGTTACAATCTTGAGGATATCTTCAAGCTTGGCAAAGTAGCCATAGTTACCCTTGCTGTCCTTGTTAATGGCAGGCATTTCATACTGTGCCTTGGCAAGGGCTGTATACAGTTCTTTCTTATCCATTTTTATTCTCTAGTTTTATTATTCGTTCATATAGTTCATTGATTATTTCATGTAATGGGTAATCAACATGTCTTGGGCTATTTGGTACCGGATAATATTTTTCTTCTTTTTGTTTAGGTAAATTTATTTCTTCTATTGGATACCAATGTCTGACGTTTATGAAAGACACATCATGCTCATCACATTCTGGTATAAAATCATAATCTCCTTTATAGATAGCAATAGAAATATAGGGATTTTCATGAGTTAACTTGCCGCATATCAAAACTTCTTGTCCTAGCTCTGGCTCTTTATCTCTAACAGATATCCAGTTAATTTCCACGAGTAATGTTTCCTTCTGATGCTATGAGTAGATCGATGTATTCTTTAAGTTCCATGGCAATGGGGCAAATTTCACGTTTACGGCACGTTGCGAGTTGTATCTTGTAATGTCCTAGGTGCTCATGCAATCTTTCGGCTGATAGCAATCTTGGCAGTTTTCCTTCAAGGGTAACTTCATCGTCAACCTTGCAGATAGCATCAAGCACTTCATAGCGGTACTTGTTGGTATTGGGGTTGTGATCCAAGCATGATTGTATCAGTACATGCAGCATGTAATAGAGGAGTGCGAGTGATTTCATTTTGTATCTTTCGGTAATGGTATTTCTGAAAGTGGTAACCAGTGTGTTGCCCTACTGAGAGGACTACATGAACAATTAAGATGATCTTCATCATCAATATCATCAGGAGAATGCCATTCAATATTATAAGGCATAAAGCTTTTATTTGATGCAATATAAAATGCTGGAATAAGTCGTTCGTCATACATAACTAAAAATACACCACTTTTTTCAGGTAATCGGTCAGAGGTCTTGACCCAATTCATTCTACCCTATCGCTAAGTTCGTTTTCTAGTTTATAGATCATGGTCTGATGGTCGCACAGGCATGGAGCTGAGTCTTGGGCCATAAGCAGCTTGAGTTCCATGATAGAGTTCTTAAGCCGTGGTATCGACATCAGTTCAGGTTTGTTGATGAGTGGTACAATCTGGCATTTCTTTCTAATCTCCATGAGATTCCTCTAATTTAAAATACATTTTTGGTTTATGCACTCTATATAATCGGGAGCATTATTTCTCTTGAGAGCAACGCGAGCATCACATGTGGTACATATATAAATAACATGTGGTTTTGTATCTGCGTACGGGGTTATTCTGTTCATTTTTGCAGGCATACCCTTAGGAAAAGGTATTGAATCAAGAGACATCCAATGACTTACTTTTTCAATACAGACAGAACCAGTATCAGTCATAAATTCAGGACTACCTATCATCTGCGCAACGAACCATCCATATGTAATTTCATGGTTTGTTATAAAAATTACATCTTGATCATGTTTAGGAAGGCCTTCTTGTGTCGAGATCCACTTCATCGATTAGTGTCCTACTATGGGTCCTAATGGATACCAATAATCTATCTCTACTGATTCTCCATCAACACTTTTTTCATCATCATAGACAAATACATAGTCATTCTTACCAGTAAAATCTTTCTGGAAGTATCCTTCAAATGAATAAGCGTTTCCATTTTCAATTTTCAAACATACAATCCATTCACACCGTTCTGGCATTCGCGATGATAAAGAATTAGGTTCGTATTTAATCCATTTAAAAGTAAAATTCATAGTTCACTCCGAGGTTAGATCTTGTTTTCTTCTATCCGTTCTTTTTGTGTTCTAATCCTGCCAAATATAACTACATCATCAATGTCATCTCTTGTTATTGGAGTATCGTTTAAATTTGGAGAAAGTTTTTCTTTTGGGGTAGCTGTTGTAGTAAGAATGTGAATTACAAGCGCATTCTCAACATCATCATTGTTTCATTTGTTTTCTAATGATTCTAATTCTGCGTCTACTTTCTTTACAGCATCTTCAATTTCTATACGGTAATCGCGAAGGTACTTTGTAAATCCTAGAAGAAATTGGGGAAGGAATCGAGCGAACTTGATGCGCTTGTCTAAAGTGCATAGTTCAAATGGGCGCATGAAAAGTTCATCATCCTCATCGTCATAGTCTGCAATTTTTACTGAGCGCAGGTAAATATTGCAATCTTTAGCATCTTCAGGTTTTTGCCAGAGCAATTGCCAAGCAATTTCCCTGCCTTGTTCATCTTCTTCATTAAGAACACACTGAGTATATTCAATAAATACTCCGTGGTATCTGAGAGAACGCTTTATTTTCTCTATGTCTGAGTTGATTGTATCGATAGATTTGTGGATCTCTCCATAGCGTATCCCTTCAGGGTTATTTTTTGCCCAGTGAAATCCAAGCTTGTCCAGCTCTTCTTCAGCGTAAGCAAAAGGAAATTGTAGTTGTTCTAATACAGTGAATTGTTCTTTTGTCAGAGTGTTCTGAAACCGAGCGATTGCTGTTTCCAAGCACCATGCATAGGCTTCGTGTGTTATTTTCATGAGATTCCTCTTGTAGTAGTTGTTTGTCAGTAACTAATAACTATGATATACTATGTTATGTACATTGTCAATAATAATAACGAAAGTAACAATATGAATAATCAAGTATTGATAGACAGATTGAGAGCAGTGATGATCAAGAAGGGGTTTACGCCTGTTCAATTGGCTGAAGATATTGGGGTTGCTGCTGACACCTTACGAGGTTTTGTCTATGGCAGGAAGAATCCCCAATGGAAGACGCTCCATATGCTCGATCAATATCTACTCAAGCATGAAGATGTGCCCTTTAAGTATGAAGAGATAGTTGAGCTGGTTAAACAACAAATGGCGAAGGATCCCAACAATAAATCTTAACCTGCTTTACAGGTAGTAATTAATATTATATCCTGAAGCTGTTTTGATAGATAAAAAACCCCCTTTGATGTTATCGCTGGGGGAATTTTTAAGAACACATTGCGCACATTACGATTCTTACTTTTTTTAAGCTAAGAAGGAATTGTAGCCAGCGCAATGTGCTGTAATAAACTGATCCTTAAAGTGGATCAAGCTCCCGACGGTAATCGGGCGAAAGTCTTTTTTATGTTCAATGTCAAGGTGACTAATAAGATCGCTTCAATATCTTTTCCAATGGTAGTAGAAGACAATACTACAGCAAAATATCCCGATGTCAACTATAATTCTTTAGAAAGTGGCGTATCTAAGCCATATTACACTAGTTATACCTGTAGCAAACCTGTCTTGCTACACACAATCCATGACAAACAGAAACAGTTTACTATAGTCCCTCGCGCGCTAAACGCACGCGTACGCGTAGGAATAGAGATTAAAATAGTCCCTATATTCTTTGCATCTTATCCTAGATTATTTAGTTTTAAAGAGATGGGCATATGCATAAGCTCCTCTCGGTTGCGACCTCGAATCGCTTATGCTAGTTTAACCACTTCGTTTGCAACTGTCAAGAAAAATTGCAACATCACCACAAATTTAAAAAAAGAAAGAGTAGTATGAACATCCCACAACATATTCAAGAGATCCATGATCTTGTCAGTAAGAAAGTTCCAGGATTAACAATCGCAGGTGCATGTGAACTAAGCGCATACCCTCTTGATCAGATACGGATCGTTCTTGCAGCCTTCTCAACCCCACACCATTCTAAGTCTGCATACTCATTTTTTAGGCGCAAACTCAACGACTACTGCAACGCAGCCGACATTAAAGGCGCATGGCGTGAAGCATACGAACACATGGAATCTTTAGGATTTACTAAGGAGTCTAAGAAAGAAGAGACCTCAAACGATGAAGCAAGCCTACGGCGAGCGCAATCTCGCCTCGTCGGGCGCACATCAAACCAATCCTCTTCGGACAAGTCAACCTTCAATAAGCATGTCTTTCTGGATCCACACGCAACCGTTCATAAACTCAACCCCGACAAGTACACCAAACCAGATTATGAAACGCTATTTAATGAATTCGAAAAACGCCGAGGTGATGGGTTTGAATCTCAAAATGTACCCAATCCCTTCGCTTTCAGGATGTCACAACAACAAAAGGCTTCAACCGTCGGCCTTGACTATGCGGCCGATCAAAAACAATTACACCACAACATTAAAGCTGAAAACCCCGAGACCCTCTCAGACGAAGCCCTTAAATTCGAACTGGCACGCAGCCAAGGATTACTCGGCAAAGGCTTCGAAGATATGCCCAACCCCTTTATAGATAAAGCTGCGGCACTAAGATACTTTGCAGATGCCCTTGGGGCGCAAAAAAAGGGCCGCGGAAGAGAAGAGAGAGGGCAGTATAAGGTAAATACCCAAGAAGAACCTTTCGTTGCTAAAAAAGAGAATTTGGATGCGTTTGAAAAAGTAAGAAAAGATTTAGAAGAGAAAGAAGCTGAAAAAGCAGCAACAAGACTCGAAAGATTGGTAACCGTTAACAACTTTCTTAACGAATACCAAAACAAACAGGCATCACGAGCCTATCATCAAGCCCTCGCTCTCACTGTTGAACCACTCGTTGATTTATCAGAAACACCACCAATCATAGAAACTTGGGACGACGGCCAACCAATCAATGAAGTATAGGAAAAGAATGAAAATAACCATACCCGGCAAACCAATATCCTGGAAACGAGCACGAACCAACAATAAACGATACTACGACGAACAAGTAAAACAAAAAGAATCCTACGGCATTCTCTTTAAGATGAAACAAAAAGAACCCCTCACAGGCCCCCTAACCCTCGTTTGTTGCTTTGTATTCCAATACCCACAAAAACAACGCAACAAAATGAAACTCAACCAACCTTATGACAAAAAAAGAGATCTTGATAATATGATTAAATTTGCATTAGATGCAGGAAATGGAATCCTCTACCATGACGACAGTCAAATCGTGCACATCATAGCCCTCAAAGTATATGGACCTTTACCAAAAACCATGATAGAACTAAAACCATATGAAGAAAAAGAACGAATCTAGCGATCATAACAAGCAAACCCGTAGACCGTCCATCGTCTTAGACTACTATTGTCAAATCGGTAACGAGAAGAAATGGCCCCTTCCTCAAAGCTTCATACAAAAGATATGCGAAGAATTACTCGAGTGGGCCTTCAAGAACCCCGAAGCCTTCCATATACGAGCCTTCTTTAGAGATCGACGCATAGGCAAGAACACTGTCGCCGCTTGGCGTGCTAAATGGCCCGAGTTTGCTGATGCTTACCTTGAAGCCAAGGATGCTGTAGGAGAACGTAGAGAATCATGCGCTGCCGGCATTGGACACAAGAAGTTCGATGTAACCGTATGGTCACGTACCCAACACAAATACGACAGCGATTCTCATGACCTATGGCGTGATGACCAAGCCTACCTTGCAAAGACTAAGGCAGATAATCAAGATAATGAACGTACTATTGTTGTACTTAAAGATTATCCAGATGCGATTGATACCAAATGATTGGCGCTAAATTTTGGAAATGGACCGTTCTGGAAATAAGAAAATCTCCAACTAAAAAGATGACAGTTTATTTTTGTGAATGTGAGTGCGGTACCAAGAAGGAACATCAGCCAAATCTCCTAAGAGAGGGTGATAGTAAGCAATGTATGGAATGCTATAGAACAGAGCCCTCTAAGAAATTAATAGGACAATCATTTGGACAATGGAAAGTTACGTCCTATGAAAGATATCCCGGAGTTGCTATAAAATTGGTTTGCGAATGCTCTTGTGGGAACATTGGAAAAGTTAAAATTGGCGATCTGAAAAATGGAAAAAGTACTCGATGTATTGATTGCTATAACAAGGCTCGAGTTGCTCATAATAAAACACACAATTTTTCTGGAACTAATATATTTAGATTGTGGTGTCATATGAGGTATAGATGTTCTAACAAGTCGAATCAAGACTACAAATATTATGGTGGTCGTGGTATAACCGTCTGCGAAGATTGGCAGTTATTTGAGAATTTTTATCGTGACATGGGTGATCGACCAAAAGGAATGCAAATAGATAGAATTGATAATAATAAAGGTTATTCTAAAGACAATTGTAGGTGGGTTACCCCCAAAGAAAATTGCAATAATAGGAGAAGATGTGGCCCAATCCCAAAAAATAATAGAACTTAATAAGTTTGTTCCACGTTCATACCAATTGCCATTTATCAATGCGATTGAGAAATATAACTATAAGCGTGTGCTTATCGTAATGCCGAGGAGATCCCGGCAAGGATCTTGTAGCCTTTAATCTATGCATTCGCGCAGCCTTACGCAAAGTACAAGTAATTTATTATATCTTTCCTACATATGCACAAGGAAAGAAAGTTATATTCGATTCAATCACGAATGATGGTGTTCGCATACTTGATTACATACCTAAAGAAGTAATACATTCTATCAATTCACAAGAAATGAAGATTAGATTCATTAATGGGTCATTGATTCAAGTTGTGGGATCAGATTCTTATGATGGGTTAATGGGAACCAACCCACAGATGTGTATATTTTCAGAGTATGCATTGCAAGATCCACGAGCATACCAATTCTTAAGACCAATATTATTGGCCAATGCTGGCACCGCAATCTTCATAAGCACACCGCGTGGGCACAATGCATTCTATGATCTTTATAATATAGCAAAACAGTCTGATGAATGGTTCTGTCAGAAATTAACCGTCGATGATACAAAGCATGTATCCGTAGAAGAAATATATAAAGATATAGAACGTGGTGAGTATAGTTTTGATTTTGCGCAACAAGAATGGTGGGTTTCGTTCGATCTTGGCGTAGAAGGTGCATTTTATAGCAAGGCATTAGACAGATGTCGTCTTAACGGCCAGATTACCAATATTCCCTGGGATGTCGCTCATAAAGTCTATACCAGCTGGGATCTTGGCTATCGAGATTCCACAGCGATCATATTTTTTCAACTTATAGGATCCGCGGTACATGTGATCGATTGTTATCAAAATTCCAAAGAAGGGCTCGATCATTATATTAAATATGTCTTGTCCAAGCCTTATATATATGCTGGTCATATAGCGCCATTTGATATAGGAAATACTGAATTCGGAACCGGAATGACTCGCATTGAACAGGCTTCACAATTAGGAATAGACTTCCATATCTGTGATAAGCTTTCGCTTATGGATGGAATTGAAGCAGTTAGAGCGTCATTATCACGGATTTATATCGATAAGACTAAATGCGCACCGTTAATAACTGCCCTTGAATCGTATCGCCAAGAATACGATAGTAAGCATAAAGTCTATAAGCCGACACCATTACACGATTCATCTTCACACTTTTCAGATAGTTTTAGATATTTATGCCTATCTCTTCCAAAGATTGGCGAAGGCATGACAGCCAAGGACGCAGAAGATATGTACAATCAGGCCCTTTATAGTAGACAGCCTTCCACGATTAACTCACCTTACTCCAAACCACCTCCAGGCATCTATGGCAACATTCCCCATAGATAAATGCTATCAAATTTGCTAGCTTTATTGAGCCATAGTCATTCGCCTTTCTTTCTTATTCCAATCTAAACTGTGTGTGAATGAGTGACTATGGCTCAACAAATATGAGTGTACTAATGTAGATAATCTTCTAACTTAATGTAGGGCATATGAAGAAAAACAAAGTATATAAGGGCTTTTATCTTGATGAAGATACAAAGTTGGTAATGGATGCGTTGCACGCAGAGTATAAAGAGCTTAATCGTAGTCATACGTATTCAAGTATCTTTAAGATGCTGGTGATGACATCGCCGTTATCGTTAGCAGCAAGGAAGCGATTGGGATTGATGCGAGCGGTCCGTGACAAGATGTCACAGACTGAGACCTATTACACGGAGAAGTTCAATGACTTTGAGTAAGAAAAAATCCAATGGAAAAAAGAAATTAGAACTATTACAAAAATCTGGGATGGTATGGAGTTCTTACGTTGAAAATATACCTACTGACGGCTCTTATTTTCATGCCATCTGGAAAGAGCGAAAGCCTTATTTAAAAAGAGATGGGGATACTATTGGAACTAAGCACCTCAATAGATTACATCTTGGAGTAGGAAAGTACTCGCTTGTTGATAAGTGTTTTATATTTTGCCTTGATATTGAGTTGCCTTACCTAAAAGATAGGATTTTTTTGGCAAAGAACAAAAAAGAATTCGATTGCTGGGTACGAGATGATTGCTATATGAATGATTTCAATGACTTTGAGTAAGAAAAATGGGATGTGCTATTAACATATAGGGAATATGAATGAGAATAGAAAACTTCATAAGGACTAAGACCAGAGTTTGACGTTCCTTCTAAAAAATATGTGTTGGATCGCGAAGATACGGGAAAGATATAGTATGAGTTTGTTACCGTTCGTTAAAGTACAATTTATTAAGTTAGAAAGGTTGATTATGGAGAATGATATGCTCAAAGAGTTCAGGGAAGGGATTGAGGACATTAAGGCAGATATCCTTGATCTTCATCGTAATTCAGTAAGTGAGTATGAGTTTAAGCGTCTTGAGCGGGAAGTGTTCATTATGCGGATGGTCATGATCGGCTTGCCCGTGATCTATCTGTTTAGTCTTATTGTGCATACTCTGCATGTATTGGCGATGTAATATGAACCGCCGACAAATAGTCTACAGTTGTCTTCTTTTTGTCTACAGCTGCTGTGGCGTAATACCGTATGATAGTTTGATGATTGCCAAGGATGTACATCTAGCGGTAGCGGGCAGATTGAGCAAGCCTGTGCTTACATTGGATGCAAGCGTAGTGAATACCAAGCAAGGGTATATCGTCAAGATTACGGATGAGTTTGTGTATCTTGACACTCCTGATGGTAGGATTACTGTCTGCACAGCAGAACGTGAGTCTAGAGTGAGGTTGATGGGTATGTCAGCTATTCATACCATGCTCAAGTTTAAAGAGCAGGAGAAGGGCGAATTTTTTGTTATTGGTAGGAATGATATGGAGTTTCCCAGACCTGTAAGGAGTAACTTATGAACTGGATAAAAACTTCTGACCGATTGCCAGAAGATAGTTTTAATGTGCTATTCAGAGTAGAGAATGATAGTGAAATTGTTCCGGGTTACTTTTCTTCTGAGTGTTTCAGAGAAGATAAGAAGGTTGTTCCTGTTGGTAAAAAATATAAGACTTTAGATGTATATAAACCTGGATTTATATCGGCGTATGATAATTGTTGTTGGGAAACCATACGTTTTGAAGTTAATGAGGTCACTCATTGGCTGCCAATTACAGAAATACCGTTACCTGAGGAAGCAGAATGATGATAGAATTAAGAGATTCTTACATTAAATTAACTAAGGATAAATAATGGCAATAATCAAATGTGATCATAAACATTGTTACAAACACGTAGTAAATGGTGTAGTATGCTATCACTGTCTAGGGTCTGTAATTTGTAAGGAATCTAATGGAAATTAACGCGCATATACTTATACCACAGCAATTAATTCAAGTTTTGGGCAATCTTATGAGTCCGTTGATGTGTTGCTCTTCCAAGCGTGGAATAGAGCAGGCAGCAGTGTTTATCTACGAAAATAAATCATACTGTGAAGATTGCATAAAGAAATTATCGCTCAGTGTTGAAGACTTAGTAGGTGCTGAAGTTAATCTTGATGCTAAAGAACTTGATTCAGCGCAAAAGCGTGAGTAGACTCACTCCTGTATACAATATATTCTTGCAGGAATGATGCTCTGAAAGGTGATTCATGTCATACATGCCGATGTACTCTGGTATTCGTCTTAATGAAGATTATCAAGACATACGCGCTTACATGGAGTATGCCTACGCTAACGACTACACCATTAACGCAGCTTATTGGTCAGAGGCTGATCTAGATACTAGATTCTATGCGGGCGACCAGCAGCTATGGGATGATATCTATGGCAACGCGTTCGTAGCTCGCCGTAAGAATTACGTGTTCAATCGCATTATGCGTACATGTAACATGATCAGTGGACACCAGCGCAAGAATAGAAAATCAATCACTGCAATACCTATCGAGAATGCCAATCAACAGACAGCCGATCAGTTAACAAAGATATTCTTCTGGCTCAACCAGCGCGAGAACGTTGAGGAACTATTCTCACAAGCGTTCGATGGTGCTGTTATATCGGGCATGAACCTTATCGAACTAACCTTGGACTATAGATCAGATCCAATATCAGGCGATCTTAAATTCGTAACCAATAAGTACAATAGCTTTCTTATAGACCCATACTTTAGAAACCCGGATCTTTCAGACTGTAATCGTATATGGAAACGTACGTACATGCCTAAATCTGCTGCATGCTCGCTCTTGCCTGAACATACAGATCAGATCATGAGTTACATGTCTACAACGGGCAAGGATGGCAAGTTTATCTTTATGCCTGAAACGTATAACTATGACATGACAAACCTTGTATCGTATGATGAGTTCTGGTATCGGACCTATAGGACACAAAAAATATTGGTTGATCAACAGACCGGTGAATCCATGGAATGGTCAGGCGATGATGCTTCATTGAAGTTGTTCGTTCAGTCTCAACCACGAGTCACGGTTATGGAAAGCACGATTCCAACAACACGGCTTGCAATATCTGTTAATGATCATGTACTTTGGGAAGGTCCTAATCCTTTAGGTATCGATGAATATCCGTTCGTTCCCGTGCTTGGATATTATATGCCCGAAGTTCCATACTTTCCATGGCGTATACAAGGTGTGGTCAGAAATTTAAGGGATGCTCAATACTTATATAATCGACAAAAGATTATTCAATTGGATATCCTTGAATCACAGGTCAATTCTGGCTGGATAGCTAAAGAGGGGTCCTTCATCAATCCTCAGGATGCTTTCTTTACAGGTCAGGGTAAGGTTTTGTGGCTCAAGAAGAATTCGCAACTTGCAGACGTTCAGCGTATTCAGCCTGCGGATGTTCCATCGAACATGATAGAAATATCACGCATGCTCGCTGATGAGATACAACAGATATCAGGAGTATCAGAAGAGTTGTTAGGCGCGGCAGCTGATGACATTCCAGGTATCCGATCGATGCTCAAGCAGGGTGCCGGCCTAACTATCCTTCAAAGATTATTCGATCAGGCAGATCTTGCCATGAAACTACTTGGTGAACTTAAGATGAAGGTAATCATGCGCAAGTTCACGCCCGGCAAGCTTAAACGTATTCTTGGCGAAGAACCAGCTCCAGAGTTCTATAACAAAGTATTCGGGAAGTATGGCATTGCCATAGAAGAAGGCCTCAATACAACGACACAGAAACAGATGCAATACGCACAATTGCTCGAAATGCGTAATGCAGGGGTTAATATCAGTGATGATATTCTAATTGATGCTGCAAATATTCAGAATAAATCGAAGGTTGTTAAGCAAATGCAAGAGCAGCAACAAGCTCAACAACAAGCTCAACAACAGCAAATGCAGCAACAGATGGAATTGCAGGCAGCTCAGGCAGAACTGGCTAAGGCACGCGCGGCTGCCGACCGAGGGCTTGGTATTGAACGTGTATCACGTGTTCAAGAGAATGAAGCAATGGCTTCTGAAAAACAAGCTGCTGCTGTTAAAGATAGATATTCTGGAATGTTAGATCTCATAAAAGGTGTGCGTGAGCTAGATACATTAGATCTTGAGGATATTCACAAATTGATTCAGATGTCGCAAGCTCTAAAAGCAGAAGAGGCTGAATTGAAGACTGAAAATTCAATGAAGACCCAAGAAGTTATAGCAACTGCAAACAACCCTGCAAAACAACCACCACAGCAACAAATGACCCCTGAAAAACAACCACCAATGGGCATCTGATGAAAGGGCTGATTATGTTGGCCTTTTTATTCGATATTTCTGCTATGGATCTTCCGGTTTACAACCCAGAAACTACGATTGTTCGTAGAATGCATAGCGCACAACAGAATGGCGATAGTCCTCTGTCATGGCGTAATATAAATGAACTTAAACACCTACGAGAAGATATAAGAATATATCTCAGGATCAATGGTGAACATGAGGATACTTATAGATCACTCATTACCATGTTAAGAGCTGCTGAAGAAACCAACAAGGATCGTGATAGCAAGGCTTTAAAACTTACTCCAATGTCTAGGGCTAAGATTGTATCAGGCGGTGTCTGTATAGGCATTTCTTGCTTACAGGCGGCATTGTTGGTTAAGTCATGGGCAACAGGTAGCTGCATGGATGGATTTACGTCATTAGAGAATCTACTTTCGATTATTTCGTCGGCTTCTGGTGGAGTTTATTTGGTGTATGACGGGATTAGTAATACTGATGCACAGTTGGAATCTGCTGAAGCTGCAAAAACTGAGCTGCTTTTATTACAAAACTATGTAAGATTAAAAAAAAATAGACGGGTCCATTTTTCAGAAGGAGAAAAAGAATGACGGAAGTATCATTTAAATCGGAATGGGCACAAGAATATCCATATCCTTCAGAATATACATGCGATTGTGGAAAGACTGGTGCTAGCTTTCATATGTTTAAGACCAAAAAGTATGAAGGTTATAAATGTGAACGCTGTTTTATAACATATTTCTGGCCTGAACACCCTTTAGCTATTAAGGAATAATATGGATATGCCTTCATTTGCAAACGTATGCCTCGCAATATTAACAATACTGTCAATTTTATCTTTTATTGAGAATCACTAACTAGTTGATCGGTAGTATAAATCATTATATCCTACCCATGTAGCTAGACGGTATTAATAAACGTTGCACTCATAGCTAGCTCTATGGGAGGCAGTATCTACGGAAGGGCACACAATGCCTAAACACAAAAAGCACCACAGTTCAAAGCGTATGGGTCATGAACGCGAAGCTCATTCAGAGATGCGTGGTTATGATAATAAAGCGTATGATTATGATGGCGCAGGCATGGGCACGAAACGCGATGTAACAGGTTCTGATATGGGTCGCTATGATGAAAATATGCTTGATGGACGAGGGCAATTTGCCAACCTTCCGCAACATGTTGTCATGAAAGAATGGCCTAAAAATCCACACCATGAGCTTGAAGAATATCCTAATGGATTGAAAGCAGCTGATCGCCAAATGATGCGTGACAAAAAAGGTATCCATAAGGTTGGTCTTCCTAATAGAGGATAAACTATGCCATGCATGCCACAAGATAAAAAAGCTGAGAAAATAGCCTTCAAAATCATGGGAGTTCCTGCTAATATAGCTACTGCCAATGATATGAAGCGTACTGAAGAACAGCTCAAAAAAGAGACTTCGTCGCTTGTAAGAAGTTAGCTTACTTTTTCTTAAAGGGTCCATGGAAATACCACCATACTTCCATGGACCTTTTCGCTTGTAGATAGTACTATGAGGGTGCTAAACTACCATCTAAAAAGCGAAGGAAGTAGATGACCCTATGGACCATCGTTTATAAGAAAATAAATATCCTGCCAATAGATAGGCCATTTCTTGCCTATTGGAAAACCCATATCTGTATCGTTCAATTTGAACCCCAGCTCAACCAGTTTGTATGCGCAGCATTTCCAGCTGAGCATATCCACATGATCCAATTGCGCCCCAGAGATTTGAATGATATAACTCATTGGATGGAATTGCCTCGAGCTCCACTCCGAGAAGCCAAGACAGGCGACACCAGAAAAGCAAATTATGCAAAGTATAATTCAGGAAAGGACCATGATGAAAAAGAAGAAAGTCTCCAAGAAAATGCACAAAGCCGGTAAGAAGGCTGGCAAAGCCGTCAAAAAGATGGTGAAAAAAGTAAAGAAAGAAGGTAAGGTAGCTAAAGTAATGAAGGAGTATTCTGAAAACGCCCTCCACAGCGGGTCTAAGAAAGGTCCACTCGTGAAAAGCCGCTCTCAGGCGATTGCGATAGGATTGAGTGAGGCGCGTAAAGCAGGCGAAAAAGTTAAGCCTAAATCTAAAAAACGTAAGTAATCATGATCGAAAAGAAAAAGAGTCGTAAAAAACTAGGAGAGATAGCGCTTGATTTTCAGGCAAAGGAATTGGTTGAGACCAGGCCTATCTCTATTAATGAACTGAGTAAGAATATACTGTATGGTCAGGCTGATGGAGTCACTGAAGGAGTTGCCAAGGGATACCTATCTAGAGTATGGGATGAAGCTGTTGATGCTTTCGAGAAGCTTCATACTGATGTGTGCTTTATTGAGGTTCGTTATAAATCTATGGGAGCATTGGCTCATAATACTACCGATAAGCTATTTATTGGTCGTAGGAGTTGCCCTACTCCTGATTATAACCAAGACGCATTCAGAGTGCACAATGATGGATCAATAGAGTTTCTATGGAGCTTGCCTTCAAAATTGGATGTCTATATCCTTCTTGAAGAACGGCATAAGCTCGTGCTCGATCCTGAGTATGGAGAACTTGTTAGGATGGTCATAGATTTTTCTGATGGGACCTTGCTAAGATTGGCACAGACGTTTGATGCTCAATACGATGAAATGATAAAAGGAAATGCATGAACGAAGAACTCACACAAGAAGAACAGGTAGTAGATCAAAATTCACAAGAGTTGGTTGATCAACTTGAAGCCCCCCAAGAAGCAGCAGTTGAAGAAAAACCAGCCAAAAAAGATACATCGGCAGAACGCAACTTTAAAGAACTGCGCGAGAAGACAGAGCGGCTCGAACGTGAGCGAAATGACCTGGCTCGGCGCATGGCTGAAATTGAACAGCGTAACAAACCAACTATGCCAGAGCCCGAGCCTGAGTTTAACTTTGGCGACGATGATCTTGTCGAAGGCAAAGTCCTCAAAAAGATTGCAAAGAACTTTGAAAAGAAACTTGCAGACTATCAACGCCAACAACGAGAACTAACCACTGAAACCATGCTCAAAACCAAATACAATGACTTTGATACCGTGGTCAATAATGACACCATAAACACCCTCAAGGAACGATATCCAGAGGTTGCCCAATCACTTGCAGATCAACCTGACCCTTACACTAAGCTATCAGCAGCATACCGACTGATAAAAGATCTGAATATCTACGAAGCAAGTACTCCACAGTACGAGGAAGAAAAAGCTACCATGCAACGCAATCTCAAGCAGCCTCGGGCAGCAGGTACCATGTCACCTCAGACAGGCACAACCCCACTGTCCCAAGCCAATGACTTTGCTAAACGCTATTCTTCAAACATGGACGAAAAGATTCGTGCTGAGGTTGAAAGCCTTATTAAAAGATAGAAGTCGTTCACTACACTCCTTTTTTTTGCAATGCCAGGTGACACTCTTGCCTGGCATTGTTTTATTTAATCTTATGTTTACGTTTGTTGTTATTGTTTTCTTTTGATGTCACCCACCTGCAATTAGATGGTTCATAATTACCATATGGATCAATTCTATCTAATTGTAATCCTTCTGGTTTTACTCCCATGTCATCCAAGAAGTTTTTAAATGTTCCCCATCTTTCACAAACGGTTACACCTTTTGCACCATAGTATTTGTAGTTATGATTTTTTTGATTAGTGCATCGAGCAATCATAGTTCTCCATGTATATTTTGTAGGAGTTTTATCCATTCCATGAATAAGATTTAAACAATCCTTACATCCATTAGCCTTTCCTTTGAAAAGTCTAGATCCCTGAACTGAATGGATTCTTCCACAATCACACTGACATTCAAATAACTTTGATTGACCATCAAAGTTTATTCTTTTACCGACGGTCCATTTCCCTATTTTTTTACCGATGATTGAGTTTTCTACTATATCAATTTCTTTTTGTCGGCAATTCTTGCATTGTTTCGATCTTTTATTTTTTAATATATCACCACGAATTTGGTATATGTCGCCACAATCACACCTGCAATCATAATAAGTTCCATGTTTTCCGTTATAAACTCTCTCTATAACCAACCATTTGCCGATTTTTTCACCAATCATTGCATCAGCCTCTATTTTTTGTTAAACCATTAATAAAGCGTATCGGAGTTCGCTTCTCCACCTATCGCGTATTGTGCTTCGCAAGCACGGGCGTAATTGTACAGAGAATCGCCATCTCGAGGAAAATGTTTAATCCTATTTTAAGGATATAACGTGTCAATTACAACTACAAGTAGCCTTTCTAGATAGGTGGGCTCGTAAAATCTTCCCTGATAGTCTTGAAACTCTGACCGGGTGGCGCCGAAGACAACAAGGAGCAAGCAGGAGAAATCCGTGCAGCTTGAACGCAGTAAGCGGGAAGAGATCGAAAGATCATGCGGTACTCTGAACTCATAAGAAATTATGAGAGGTAGGCTGAGAAGATCTACCCGCCTCATCTGAGGTTATAAAGTAACAGAATGTCCGGCTCCCTTACAGGCGACATTTAATATGCGTCTGTTGCCGTGGAAGCAGCCGAACTTAATCATGAAGCTTGCAGCGGATTATTACCGTATGCCAGCATCAGGTGGTACCACGCTAAGATTGCGTAGGTACACCAAACTTGTTCCACCCGTGGTTCCTTTAGGGAATACCGGCGTAACAGGACCAAGCCAAAACCTAACAGCTGTGGATAGAGTCTATGTCCACATTAAATCTTTCCTTATGGACTTGGAGTTCCTAATGCGTAATGGCATGGATAACAAGGCGCAAGCAACCATATGGTGTGCAGCGTGAACGAACAAGCGGAAAGAAGTTGAAAGACTATGCGATGTTCTAGACTTTGCAGTAATGCAGAGAGACGTGCAGAAATGACCGTCCGCCCAGTAGCAGGGTTAAGAAGTAATAGAATGATAGATGCTCAAATGAGCTTTTATGCTACGCACGTGGATAGAGTGATGTCCACGCTAAACCATGGGTAATTGACTTGAAGTTCCTAATGCGTAATGGCAAGGATAACAAGGGCCAAGCAGCGAAAGCGTGCAGGTCGAGAGACTAAACCCTGTGGCCTCATAAAAGAGGATGCGATAGTACCGAGCTCTATGGAAACATAGAGAGGCAACAGAAATGATTGCCCGCCCCTAAGGGTCATAAAGTAACAGAACGATCAACGAGCAGGTCACGCTTCAGGCACAGGATAGGCCATTGAACGAGGCTGTAAAATTACTCGGTCAAGCAATGAGAGAGGCGGAAGATCAATTAACAAGAGACGTTCTTGTAGCGACTGCCGGCTTTATAAATTGCGTAAACGGAGTCAACGGTAAAGATGTTGCCGTTGTAAAATCTTTGATAATTGACTTGAAACCCGAAGTGGCTTTTAGCTAACCGGCAACAAGGGCCAAGCAGGAGAAATCCGTGCAGGCTGACAGACTAAATTCAGAGACCTCGAAAGAGGATGCGATAGTCGAGTCTCATGGGATAACCATGAGAGGTAGCAGAAATGACTACCCGCTTACGGTTTTATTACCTTTAAGGTTTAAAGAATGAATTTTAGCAACAATATCTTCTCTAGTTTTAAGGACCTCGGCATAGTGAGATCTAAAAATCTCTGTGTGTCTAGCTCCACCATTAGTAAGAGTTGTTGCATAGAATTTAATAAGCTCTTCACAGACCGGTTTCTTATGTCTAAGAAACGGATGTATTTTGTGCAGTATTTTGGAAAGAGCTCTACCGCTCAATCTCCAAGCAAGTTGATTTCTTCTTCTAAGATTTCTTCGGTCTATAAAGTTTGTATGACCACCAAATCTTTCAAGAAGCCATTTAAAAACTGGTGCTTTAGAATTATTAACCAACAAACTAATTTTGTAGGTGTAATTTGGTTTTTCCCTAGGTTTATATTTATTAACATTAAGACAGCATTCGGCGTCTATAAATCCAGAAAGATAAGCAAAATCATTTTCAGAAGGATTAATTGTGTTTCTAAAAATTTGAAACTCACTTTTGTGATGCTTAGAAACAAGATTGGCGGTATCTTTAAGAGACCTCATTTGATTAATCATGATTTCTTTTTCATGAACATCATTTGTTTGAGCAAATTTCAAGGCAAGAGCACATTCATCTCTTTTTTCAACAAGAAATGGCATGATATTTTTACAAATCAAAACGCTATCATTTTTTCTTGTAATAAATTGATAAAGAGATTTGTTGTTATCATGCGCAGCTTTAACGAGCCTTACACTACCACCAAAAACTTCTTTAAATCTATCAAGTGTATGTTTATTAACAGAAGAAATAACTATGCTTACTACATATCTTTGTCGCATGCGTTTTTTGGAGGAATATTTTCCTATATAAAAACATCCATCGCCATCAAGATATCCAGCAAAATAAGCATATTCACTTGGTTCAATTCTTTTTTCCATACACCAAATATATCAAAAAAAGACCGTAAGTCCACAAGTAATAGTTTTTCGGACAGCCCTACAGAAATAACGCTCCCTGATGTCAATACGACTGTTCAGGCCCTTTTGGGTAATGATGCGTATACCATTATGGATGTTGTTGAAGCTCAAGATAAATTTGGGACAAGTCCTACTCGTCCTTCTTATCTTGTGTATGCGCATACTAATATGTTCTCATCATTGCAAAATGTTGACACATTCATTAGTACCAATAACTATCCATCTCAGGCTAACGTAAATAGTTCTGAAGTTGGAGCAGTATCTAATGGTAGATTCTTTATTTCATCTAAAGGATCAGTGATACCTAACGCTTCGGCTAATGGTAATGACGTGTATAACAACATCTTTGTTGGTCTGCACTCTTACGGATGTATTGAGCAGGATCAGTATAGTGCTCAGTTCATCTATCGACCACCTATATTTAGTGGTCCTGAAGCCTTGAACTCAACTGCTGCTGTTAAATTCGCAGAAGTGTCCCGCGTACTTTATGACGCATGGATCGTTCTGCTACGCGCTACTATAGCGTAAGAAAGGATAGACAATGGCAGACATGACACAAACCCAATCACAAGGGTATTTCACAAGTAATGGTAAATCTACAACGATCAAGCTTGCTTCAGGTGTTGATTGGTTGCAGATTTGGAATATTACTCAATCAGCGGCATCTCAAACTACTGCCGTACCAGTTGGATGGTATTGGCAGAGTGGGTTCCCTGCTGGTGCTGGTATTTCTTATTGGAAGTCTAACGCAGCTGCTGCGGCAAACCTTCAGCAATACAATACCACTAATGGATTCACACTCATTAACGGGTATGGTCCTCAGTACAGCACTCCTTCAGCGATAACATCGAGCTCTAATGCTGCGACTCCTGTTTATACAGTTGCCAGCACGACTGGTATATCTGTTGGAAGCGTTGTGCGTATTTATGGTACTAACCAGATGAGTGTTAATGGATATGATGTCCAAGTTGGTGCGTTTACGCCTAGTACAAGTTTCACCTCAGCGGTGGCATTTGCTAGTGCGCTTCCTGCTTCAACAGGTGGATTCTATTCGATTGTTAATCCACTATCGCCGTGGTATCCAGCACGACGTCTTGTTGTTAACATATCACAGGCTGCTCAAGCGGTTGTTACAACTTCAGTTCAACATAACTATGTTGTAGGACAAGAAGTAACGTTCCGTGTTAATAAGTCTTTTGGTATGGTTCAAATTGATCAGTTGGTTGGATCGATTGTAGCTGTAAGTCAGTTTACGTTTACAGTTAACATCGATACTACTGCATTCACAGCGTTTGCATGGCCAAGTTTCACTAAAGCTGTAACATTGCCTCAGGTATTGCCTGTTGGTGAAGATACTGCTGTGGCACTTGTTCAATCGCCACCGTTGTATGAATTCAGCGATGCGACATTAAATACTGCATATATTGGTATTCAGTTCCCTGGTGGAGCATCAGCTGCTGCCGCAGGACCTGCTGGTATTAATAATGACGTAATCTATTGGCGCGCAGGTGTTTCATTCCAGAATGATTCAACTGGCAGTTTGATTATTCAGTAGACGATATATATAGTGGGGGAAGGAGTTTTACCGTAGCTTCTTCCCCTTTAAGAAAGGAATTTATGTCAGAACTAATAACTAACCTAGAACAAGAGACAGCTTCACAAAAAAGAGAAACCGAACAACAAATGGCTAAAAAGAAAGCCAAGGTTGTTGATGGTAAAGAAGCTAAATTTGAAACACGACAAAGCTATCAAGAACAGTACACAGGCTGTAGCGGCATCATCACCGAAAAGAATACGTTCGGTATGGACGATGATAGAAAGGCTGAGCTTGCAGCACGAATAGCGCGCGATAGAAAGGAAGAATCAAAACCAGTAAAAGGTATCTTCCGTAACTTTGAAACACCAGGCGGTGAGTTTACCTTCCCTTACCTGGCATACAAAGGCGATCCTTTGGCAATGTACAAACTCCGTGACGGAAAAGAATATACGATTCCTTTAGGAGTTGCACGACATCTTAGACATCACTGTGAATATCCTGTTCGCGGCTGGGCTGTTGATGAAAACAATCTTGCAACCCATACCGCAACACGAAGAATGATAAAACGTTGCACGTTTGAATATACTGATTCATTCGATCCAAGAGACGAGGAATTCCGTTTAAAACAACAACAACAAATGGCTCCCGATGTTATAGGTACTAATGTAGGAACTGTTGGTAGAAGGTAATAACAATGACGTTTGCTTCTTATAAATGCATTCTACAGCCCAACCCTAGATTTGGTCCTTACATTAATCTTATAGCTGCTATTACGAATGCAAACCCTGCACAAGTAACCACGCAAACACCTCATAATTATGTAAACCAGATGGTAGTTAAACTGTATGTTCCACCAGCATGCGGCATGCAAGGCGTTAGTGATTTGCAAGGAGTTATAACAGTCGTTGACCAGTACAATTTTTTGATTGATATTGATACCACAATGTTTACAGCGTTTGCGATTCCTGTATCTCCTAACCCAAAATCAGATATATGCGCGCAAACCATACCCGTTGGTGATGTATCATTGAATTTTCAAGGATTGGTACATAATCTTTCAGGGCCACAGCAAGGCGTATAGAAAGGAACCAGTATGCCGGTAACGCAAGCAGTTTCTAATCTGCAACAAATCATGACCAAGGTCAGGAAGCTTACCTATGCTCCTACCGGGTCACAGTTGTCTGACAGCGATATCCAACAGTATGTAAATACGTTCTATATCTATGATATGCCTATGCACCTGCGGCAATGGAACCTTCGTGAAACATTTACCTGGGTCTGTGAACCGTTCGTTGATACCTATAGCATTAATCCTACCGATGTTACCAATCAGTTTTATGGATTTATCAATAAGTACAATGCGGTTTACATGCCCGTGTATATTGGTGGTTATCAGGCATACTATACCCAATCCCGCCAAGAACTGTTCAACATGTACCCTCAAGTGAGAGCGTTACAGCAAATAGGCCAAGGCGATGGTGTAAATACGTTCTTTAGTGGAACGTTGCAATATAGCCCAATAACGCAAAATAGCATTCTGTTTGATAGCGTTACTACAGCAAATACAGGCACCTCAGTGGTCGATGATGGGCTTGGTAATCTTATTATACCACCACCCCTCAACACGATTGTGGGTACTATTAATTATGTGACTGGTGCGTATGCGTTTCAGTTTGCGGTTGCGCCTGGCACTGGCAATCCGGTCAATGCACAAGTATTGCCGTATGTTGCAGCACGACCTCAGACGCTATGCTTTTATGATAATACGTTTATCTTGAGACCTATACCTGACCAACCTTATCAGATTAACTTTGAGGTTGATCTATTACCTACACAGTTTATGGATACTTCTGATAACCCTATGGTTAACCAATGGTGGCAATATATAGCTTATGGTGCTGCAAAAAAGGTATTGGAAGATCGTAGGGATATGGACGCAGTTCAGCAAATCATGCCAGAGTATGAAAAGCAAGAATCACTTGTAGAACGTAGAACCTTGATTCAAGCGGCTAACCAAAGATCACAAACTATCTATGTTGCACAGAGCATTGCGTCTGGTAACTGGGGTGGTTGGGGCTTTTACTAAAGGAATTGTATGAATATTTTATCTCGCTATGAAACAATCACGATAGGCACCGTTCTGTTTTGCATTGTTTTATCATTCCTATACTTTATGTACATATTCATTGATAAAGACAGCTCAAAAAAGAAGGATAGTTAATGGCAATCCCGTACAATAATGCGATCCCGCAAGCGACTGACCAGATATCCCAGTCACAACCATTGATATTTCAGAACTTTGCAGGAATCGACCAATTGATTGGCATAGACCATGCTTCATTCGCTTCAGGTAACGCAGGATTCCATAACAAGGTTACATTGCCCGATCAGACTGCAAGCCTTCCAACATTTGGTGGTACTAATGACGGCATCTATGCAAAGGTTAATGCTACTAGTACAAAGAATGAAATCTATATCCATAAGGATGGTATTGCAATTGATTATCCTATAACTTTTTCTAATTTGGATGCAAATAGTATAGGTTATTTCTATTTACCCAATGGTTTATTAGTTAATACGGGAATTGCGAATACTTCCTTAGGTACTGGTACTAATATGTTCATTAAACCATACAAAAGTGGTACTAAGCCCGTTGTGATAGCAACAGCAAAAGTAACTTCAGCAGTTCTAACGGTAATAGCAATAAATCCAGGAGCAACACCAGATACAAGTTATATAGCATATTCATGGGTCAATGGAGTTCTTGCAACAGCAAATTATTACTTTGTTGCTATTGGAACCCCTCCATAAGGAAAAACATGGCATACGATCGTTTTCTTATAGCGCCATTCAAGACGGGTCTCCAGCAAGATTTGAAGCGTTTTTTACTGCCGGAAGATGCCTTCTCCCAAATGAATAATGCGTTTGTCTTTCGTGGTCGTATCAAGAAACGATTCGGTTCGTTCTGGACTGGCAACCCAGCAGTGCCCAATAATTCTCGACTGAGAATACAAGTTGGAACGACTGACGGGTCTGGCAATTTAAGTACAACGCTTGCCAATACCTTCACCTATGCAATAGGCCAACAATTCACCGTCGGAACTGCTACGTATACTATCAAGGCTTCAAGCGGAGCGTTGCTGGCAACGGTAGGATCAGGAACGTTCGATATCACCACGAGAGTTATCAATATTGTTGCAACAGGTGCAAACGCAGGACTTGTAGTATATGCCTATCCTTCTCAGCCGGTTATGGGTTTATCGATCTATGAGAATGGACCTATCAACAACCAGCCTGCTGTAGCTTTCGATATGCAAAATCCCTATACCTATACAGGATCTGCATGGAAATGGTTGAATGGTTCAGGAACAACACCAAAGTTTACTGGAACTAACCTTGATTATTTTTGGACTACTAATTGGCGTGGCGCTGCTGCCCAAGACAACATTCTATTTGTTACCAACAATGTGGACCCTATATGGTATTGGAATGGATCAGACTGGACAATCTTTGAGCCATTCATTAATAGTAATCTCAATTCTATTGTTAATGCTCTTATTATTCTTCCGTTTCAAGGGCATTTAATCATGCTCAATACCACTGAGGAAACATCGCTTAGCCCCTATGAAACTGCAACCTATGTAAACAGATGTAGATTCTCTGCTTATCAGGATCCATTCTCAATAGGAGCATGGACTATCTATGGTCAGCCTATAGTAGCTGTTGGAACTTATAACCCTATAGGTGGTGGGTTTGTTGATGCTGCTACCAAGGAAGCTATCATTGGAGCAGAGTTCATCAAGGATCGTCTTATCGTGTACTTTGAGGCAAGCACGTGGGAATTGGCGTATACTGCCAACCAAGTTCTACCATTCAGATGGCAAAAGATTAACACTGAGCTTGGGGCCGTAGGAACATTCTCTACAGTTCCATTCGATAAGGCTGTTCTTGGCATAGGAAAGACGGGCGTTCATGCCTGTTCTGGTGCAAACGTAGAACGTATTGACCAAAAGATACCTGATGAAGTATTCCAGTTTAAGGTTAAAAATAATGCCTATAAACGAATATGGGGTATCCGTGTCTATCAGCCAGAACTTGTCGTATGGTCATTCACTGATGCCGATGCACCATCTACATCCAACTTTACCGATAAGATAATGGTCTACAACTATGAGAATCAAACATGGTCATTCAATGATGACTGCATAACCTGTTATGGATACTTTGAGCAACAATCAGATCTATTGTGGGAGAATGCAACATTCCCTTGGGAGGAGGCTTCATTTGCATGGGATTCAAACGTAGAACCTGCACAGCTTCGCCAAGTCATATTTGGCAACCAACAAGGATTTGTATGTATCCTAGAACCAGACGTCCCTCGTAATGCTGGCAATATGCAAGTAACTAACATGACCAATGTTGGAAATATTTGGACGTTCACTGTTATAAATCATAACTTGGCTCAAGATGATTACATATTATTGGAAAATGCCGTAGGTATAACAATCGATCCTGCTTCAGACGGTATATTTAAAGTATGGTCATCTCCCGATAGCACCCCTGCAAGCACAGCCAATACATTCATTGTTGACACTCCATATCTTTCAGGAACCTATGCCGGCGCAGGAACGCTTGCTCGTGTTTCACAGATAGATATTATCTCAAAGCAATGGAACCCGTACCTTGAAAAAGGATATGGTGTTTACCTAGCAAAGATCGTGTTTGCAGTAGAGACAACGGTTGCCGGTAATATCATGGTGTATTACAATCCTGACGACAGTAATAAGAAATTTGTTGATGATAGTGGTCCTGGTGGAACTAATGCACTTATAGGAACCAGCACATTGGATACCTTCCCCTATCCGGGATTTGATACTGATGGATCTGAACGTCTTTGGCATCCTGTGTATTTTCAAGGTCAAGGTAACTGCGTACAGATTCGCATAATGCTTGATGATGCTCAGATGCTTTCAGCAGCGTCAGCACTGGAAGAGTTTGAAGTGGAAGCGATAGTTTTAAATACGATGAGTGGCGTAATAAAGGGTCTCTAATGGCTACAGGTCAAGATTTTGGCGTATATGTACCAACGACGGATGTATGGGATACCAGCCAGATTCAATCGCTTAAGGATGAATCAGAACAGCTTAAAGAGTTATTGATAAGGTTGTATCAGAACCTCAATAGACTTTCTACCGCTGCAAATCTTAAAGGTTCTGCTATCTATGACATACAGGAATTCGTGGATGGATCTTCATGGTTTCAAACGACAGCCAACACGACTGATAATCCATCATCATCGTCCGTCTATAGACCAGAACGTAGGCTTGTAATCAATTTTGGCGCACTTCCCAATACAGGTACAAAATCAGTCGCGCACAAGATACCGTGTACAACGTCCACATCGTTTACAAGAATTTATGCAACTGCTACTAATCCTGTTTCAACGTTCTCATATATACCGATACCTTATTCGAGTACAGTTTCGGTTAATGACAATATAGAGTTGTACGTTGATGGAACTAATGTAAATATAACAACGGCAGCTGATTATAGTGCGTATACTATTTGTTATGTGGTACTAGAGTATCTTCAAACTTAAGGAAAATTATGGCTAATATTTTTACAGGATCATCAGGCAGGACTGAACAAGTTAATAGGTTCAATCCCCAACAAATGCAACAGCAGGCTGCGGCAGGTCAGTTAGGACTTCAGGGTATACAGAATACTTCTATGGACTTTAATAAAGTCCGACCAAGAATTATGCGCGAATTTCAGACCAACACAGTTCCTGGACTATTAGAACGTCTACAAGGATTTCAGGGTGCTGGAGTGGGTAATTCTTCAGCCTTAGGACAGCAACTTGGTGGAGCTTTGGAAAACCTTGGTGAGAACTTATACGGCCAAGAACAACAGTTTAATCTACAAAAATTCCAGAACTTATTGCAGGCTTTCCAACAAGGACAACAATCACCATGGGATACTATACAGCATGCTGCGCAGCCTGGATTATTGAATTATTTAGCAGGTGGCGCAGGACAAGCATTGGGAAGTGCTGCTATGGGTGGAGGAAATCCTATGTCAATGTTAAGTTCATTATTGTCTATGTTTGGAGGTGGTAATAAAACTCAATCATCTACTGGTGGTTCAATGGGTGGTGGAGCTCCTGTGTCAAATATGGGTGGATCTACTCAGCCATATTCCCCAGGATTTTCACAACAAGCTCCAGGGTTTAATGCAAGAAGTTTATATAGAGCAACATCCGCTTTTCCTATGGGAATGCAAAACTTTTTTTAAGGAGATAGGTAATGGCAGTATATTTTAATAATCAACCTACATCCAAATGGGACTTGTTAGGCCAACAACTTGGTGGTGGAATTCAACAGGGTATAAGTTCCATGTTGGAAGCAAAAGTTAAGGCACTACAAAATAAGCCTTATGCCCAAGCTTTAAGCCAATTATTTGGCGATCAGGGTGGTCAGCAACAAGGTGGATTACCAACGGGACTTAATAATGAGTCTACAGAAAGATCTAGTTCTAATAATGGTCAAGCAATAGATTTAACTGGTCTAAATGCTCAACAAGCCACTGAGCTTACTAAGTTAGCAATGAAAAAACGAGCAGAAGATCAAAAAAGGCAATATGAAGAGAAAAAAATTGCCTTAAAAGAACAAAAAAAAGAGGAAGCTGCTACTCAAAAAGAAACTAAAGAATATTACTATGAAACTTTAAAGTCACAAAGAACTGGTCAAGAAACTGTGCAAACGCTGGATAAAATGGAAAAGTTAATAGAAAACAAAAAACTACCACCGGCCGCATTGTATAAATTCGTTAAAGATATACAAAAAGATGTTTCTATTTCCTCTGGGGCAGCTGGTGGAGGAGCTATAGGAGCAGCTGTCGGAAGTTTGGCTGGTGGAATAGGGGCAGCTCCTGCCGCTATTGTAGGTGCAGGAATAGGAGCAATGATTAGTCCAATTGCCTCACTAGTAGAGTCTGGTATAAAATCAGTCTATACAGATACTGAAGAGTTTGAAAAGCTATCAAACTCGTTTATTCGCGGAGCAAAAGATCTTTTTGGGGCCCGTATTACCGATTCAGATTTAAGTGCTTTTCTCGCAACAGTACCAACATTAATGCAAACCGAACATGGAAAACGCCAGATCATAAATAATATGAGAATAATTTCACAAGCTGCTGAAGTTAGAGGAAACGCCATGAAAGAAATTATAAAAGAGAATAAAGGGAAAAGGCCCGGAGATCTAGCTATCCTAGTGGAAGAACGAGCCTCAAAAGAATTGGATGATTTGGCATATAAATTCGTTAACGGGTAATCAGATTAAATAGTATCCAACTAAGGAAGAATGTTATACCAACAGATTCTTCCTTAGTTAAATCATTAAACGTCTTATTTGGCATTATATAGAATTTCATTTTTATTTATCCCTAAACTTTAGTTAATTTCCATGATTCAACTTCTGACTTTCTATATGATTCAAGGTCAACACCTTCAAGTTCAGGAACCTTGGTATAATCCACAGAACCCTTGCGTAAAATCTTGCTATACAGGAAGCTTCCATCAGTTGAAGACTCATATTGAGACAATTCCCTCAAGTCATCTATAAGTGGTTTTGCAAGTTCTGTATGCGTTTTTATAATGCATTGCAAACGGTATAATTCCTCAGCCTTAATTGACCATTCACCATTCCTTTTTTTTGCATTAGGGAATCTATATTCCTTGGTTAATTGTTCGATTGTGAGTAATGTATTGAATTCCATAATAGTCTTTCTCCCTATCAGGTTTAACGGTTAATAATACCTATTAATTTTCAAGTTTTACGTGTTTCCAAGTTTCTCCACGTTTTATTTTATTGATGGCACTCTTGCTTATATTATATAGTCCCATCAACTCTATGGTTGATAATCCCGACTTAGCAAGTTTTTTTATCTCTATAACTTTTTCATCTGTTAATTTAGCAAATGGAAGCTCTTTGCCACCTTTATGCAATTGCTTCATATTTTTAATTATTGAATCTATATCGGGATTAGAAACGCTTTTCCAACTTTTCTTATTCTTGATTGATCCAACAGTTGATCGATTTATGTCAAATTTTTTAGCTATTTCTTTGTGTTTAATACCCATATAAAGTAATTGTTTTATTTCTACAATCTGTTGCGCAGTTAATTTGTGAAGATAATGACTTTCTCCTTTTATATTTCTACCTTTAGCAACCATATCGGCAACATTATCATCGTTAGTACCGATCCATAAATGTTTGGGGTTCGAACAAATTCTATTATCGCCGCCAGGACAATTGTGTAATACATGCATACCATCAGGTATTTCTCCGATGTGAATAATATAACTTGCTCTATGAGCACCAAGTTCTTTATCTTTATAGGATATCCCACCATATCCTTTTCTTGTCCATCCCTTCCAAGACCAACATTTGTTATCTCCTTGTTTAATAACTTTTTTTGCATAGCGTTTTTTAAGTGATTCAAACGCTTGTTGATCTGTTTCTTTTAACAATCCACCGCACTTCTGAGAGCATCTAGTACTATTACGTGATATGGTTGATGCGAACTCAATACCACATTTTTTACAATTAATAGTAATGTGAGCGGGATAAGAAAGTTCTTTGCACTTTAATGAGCAATAATTTTTCTTCTTTTTAAGAATCTTAAATTCGGTGCCACATTGTAAACATTTATTCTTAGGGGAAATATCTTGTTTGTGAGAAAAATAACAAGCTTGTGAACAATATTTACCAAGAGTCTTACTCTTTTTTTTAAAACAAATTCCACAGTTCAAACAAATATGTGCGGCAACTTTAAATAAATTATCAGCACATTGAGCAGAACAAAATTTCCTTTTTGTTGCCAATGGATGGCTAAATTTATTTAAGCACTTTAAGCAAATTGTTTCTGTAGTTTTCATTATTATCTATATTTCTCATCTATTAAAACTTGTGGCAAAACATAACTCATAAC